CATAGTACCAACAAGGACCTTCTGTAATCTGAGATGCGCCAGCATCAAAAATCAATGTGCAATCCGGTAGGTGAATGTATAATTGCTTTAACCCTGCGTTAATTCGCGATTCAAGAATTGCTGTAGATAACTCTTCTTCAGTGTATTCAAGTAGTTTTTGATCTATCTCTCGACTGCTTATTTTCTGAGCTACTCCAGATGATACTCCATACACAGCAGGGGCCTCATTTCGACCACTACCTAAAAATGCGATAGTTTCATTCCAGAAACAACAGGCATGAGTTCCAATGGCCCCTCTTTGAACCTGCGCTCCTGGGATGCGCGAAAATGGAAATAGTGATCCGCCAACATTACTGAACACTTCAATGGTGTATCTTCCTATTGCATAAGCCTCGTTGCGGACTTTTAAAATTCCAACAATCGGATCTGGATCACTTTCAGCAGATCCATATTTCAAAGGATTAACTGCAAACGGATCATTCAACTCAGTGACAACCAGATATGTTCCATCTGTTGTCATAAAGTAACCGTCGATGAACAAAACGTCTAGAACGTCTCCAATATCAGTATCGGTTACCTGTGCAAGTTGCGTGCCATTGTAAAGCCATAGCTTTTTGTCTGAAGCAATTGCCAGCCATTCAACCGAGTAATCCATGCTTACTCGATCATCTACAGTGCCTCCTACATCTCCTATGACAGTAATGGCAAAGTTTGCATCAACGCTCACTAAACTAGTGCCCATTACCCTGTAACAAACCCCATTCCAATTGATGCCTCCACGATCAATTCCAGGGCCATCATTCATGTGAATGATTCCATCCCCAGGGCGAAAATATCCCTCGGAAATGCCGGTTTTCTTTGGAAGCGGCACCATGTTCCGTGGATAGCCAGTCCTAAAATTGGACGACTCGTCCGCGTAAATCCCGTTTAGGATTGGAACTTGCACGTTTTGGGTAAGGTTGTGACTTTGGCTTTACCGGTTTTGCCTTTGAAGCGTTGGAAGACTTCTTTTGCACAAGTCAATATGTATCTGGCAAGTCTTCAAGCTCAAGACCTTTTCGTAAAAACACACCAGAAAACGAATCTCCACGACATCCAGATTCATTTAAGCTCACCACAGTGCCGGCTTGGCCGATCCACGATTCAAGCAGTTCTTGCGTCAACGCCTGTGGGTGCCCCTCATAGGCTGGGAAGTTGATCCATTCAAAGATGCGAAGCACCGGCGCGGCTTTCAACGCATTCTGGATGATCTGCCCTGGGTCATCAACGTGTTGCAGGCAGTTGTAGATCCACACCTCGTCAAAGCCCTCTCCATGCCAGTCCTCGCCGCGCATCTGGACATACTGAATGCCTTTAGCCGCGTAGCGAGACAGTACCCAGTCCGGATACCCTAAAGGATCAACGACGATTGATCCGGCGCCAAGACCAACACTTTTTAAAAGCATCGACACAGGACCACCGCCAATATCTGCAATCTTTTTACCTGCTGCGCCAAAGCAATGGTATCCTATAGTGAGGTCCATTAGGCGTGCATAGACAAACTGCTTCCGCTCCTCGTCCATCGTGTTTGTACAATCACCCCAAAACGTCTTCTCAAAGTCGTTGGGAGTCTCCACCACTGCCGGAGCGTAAAGGGGCCTATAATCGAGCCCTGCGCCCGTTAATGGCCGGTTGTGATCCTCGTACCAACCACCGGCATTCATTACATCAGAGAAGTCATCAAAGGCCCGTTCAAATTTAGGACGCACTGCATCGAGCGAAAAGTTTACACGCGCAAACTCAACCATTCGATCTCTCCGGACTGTTGGCACCAACCGGATCGCTCGAAGCACATCTCCCATTGTATCGCACCGGAATCCATTGACTCCATCCACAATGTATTCGGTCATTGCCCCAGCATTGGATGTAATTGGCACACATCCTGAAAGCATCATCTCGATTGCAGTCCCACCAAACGGTTCCCAGTAAGTGGACATTAAAAATCCAAAGGCGGCTGAAGAAAGCAACCGAAGTCGTCTTTCTGTATCGGCATAACCAACATATCGAACATGATCCGGCCAACGGTCTAATCCAATGTCCTCAGGTCCACCCTGGCCGGCTACAACCAACTCAATTCCCAATCTCGCGCAGGCATCAATGGCAATGTGCAATCCTTTGTTTGTGCCAATTCGCCCCAAATAGACGGCATATTTTTGCCGAATCGGATTAAAGTAAAAATCCCGTGTATCAAAGTAGTTTGGAACAATCCTCCAGTACCATTTTGGATTACAGTACTGTACGCCGGATGTGCCAATAAATGCTGATTTTAGCGGGTAACTTTCGTAGCACCGAAATGGCGCAAACGCCCACCCACATCCGATCCCAGGCTCAACGATGATCAGATCAGAGTCTTTGTTAGCAATGTCACAAGCCCCCTGTGTTGTCCCCCAAAATGCCAAAACAATGTCGCCGCGTTTTTTGCGTTTTCTGATCTCTTCTCCAGAATTTGCGTTGTACGTTTGAACACAGACATCATCACTGCTGTACTTAAAGAACTTTCGCTTGTCTTCTTGCTTTCCATATGCTGCCTCTTGGACCTCTGTTGTAATTACGGTAACGTGTTCATGCGCGTCAGTCTGTGAATCTGGATGCCCGTAATGAATGGTGCGGTACTTGGACGAGTCCTTGAACATCGTCAAGAACTTACGCACCTTCTGAGTGAAGGCGCACGCCATGTACTCGGCGTTAGTAGCGGTGTGAGGTACAGAAAGACAGTGTAAATTGATCATGCGTGACCAAATCTACACTACTACTAGCGTGAACGCTAGAGGTTTTTAAGTGTTTACAACTTTTTACCCCTGCGGATCAATCCGTGGAATCAGTACAAATTGCGTACCATCCCACTTGTAAGTTTCTGGGGTCACGCCTTCAGGACATGCTACCCAGAACAGGGCTGGTTCCGTAACAGGAAATTGCACCTGTGATACCTCGCAGAACCGATATGGCTGCTCAACGTCGATTGTGGATATTAATGCAAACATAAAATATTACCATTCGATAATTACTACACCTTTTCGGCCAGGTCCGTTACCATTAAAACCAGTTGTACCAGCTGCACCTACAGTTATTGAATTTGGATATGTAGTACTTGGAGTTACCGGTACTGTGTATGTAGCAAAGCCACCTCCTCCACCACCACTACCAGTACCAGTTCCGCCACCACCACCACCAAATCCAGATATCCCAGAGTTAACTCCTCCTGTAGCCCCTCCAGTACCAAGACTTCCACTTCCTCCTGCTCCTCCTGCGGCACCACCACCACCACCTATTCCGCATCCACCACCACTACCACCACCACTAACGAATCCTCCGCCGCCGCCGCCATATCCTCCGCTGCTTCCACCTCCTGAGGCACCACTGGCATTAGTGCCACCAGTGCCACCAGTACCCGTTCCTAATCCAACAGAAGGAACTGCTGCAACAGATCCTCCATTACCGCCGGAGGTATTGCCATTGCCTGCACTGCCCCCAGTAGCTATGACTGTAACTCCACCAACAGAGCATGAACTAGTGCCACCACTAGAACCAGTGGTAGAGTTACCAGCTCCGCCACCACCTCCCCCCGCAATAGTAATTTTTACACGAGTTACGCCAGCGGGAGTTGTAAATGATTGGTTTGCCCCAACCGTGTCAAATATTTGAATTCCTCCACCTCCAGCTCCACCTGCTGCACTAGTGGCAATCGAAATTGATCCTGCGGTATTCGTAATTGTTACACCAGAACCGGCTGTAATTTGCGCTAACGTGTACCCAGTTCCATTACCAATTGGAATCTGACCATTAGAAGGAGTTGCCGTAAGTCCAGTGCCACCTTTTCCTACACCAACCGTAGTTAGTTGTGCATTAACAACTCCAGGGCTCAGGGCGGTGACGATTGTTCCGGCCTGACCTTCACTCGTTGCCGTAGCCGTCGATCCGGTAACATCACCGGATAGGATCACACGGCCTGGATCAACGACTGCCCCAGATTCCGTTTTGCAGTACAACCTGCCGGTAAATTTGTTTTCGGCAAGCTCACCCGTTGCGAGTGCAGCCGCCCCAGGAGCGGCGGCCGATCCTGCCGTTGCGTTTACTTTTGGGATTAATGCTGCCATAATGTTTTAACTTTGTTCAGTTTACAATATCTGTCAATAAAAATATGTTGTGATGATTGCTGCTCCAGATCCGCCAGCCCCACCTGCGCCTGAGTTTCCAACATTGTCTAATGCTGCTCCGCCGCCTGCCCCGCCACCTCCAGGGAATCCTCCACTTCCACCAGCACCTGCATTTCCAGTTATCGAAGATCCGCCGGATCCACCTCCAGACGCGCCACATGGAACGCCAGTTGTGGGCAATGCAACCATTGAAGTTCCATTTCCTCCGTTTCCGTTAATGCCCCCCCCCGCTCCGCCTGTATAGTTCAATAGTGGAAATCTTCCGCCAGATGCTCCTGCGCTTGCTAAGTCAGCACTAGTAATTCCAGCACCTGCTGCGCCACCTCCACTCGCTTGAGTGCAAGTTGTTCCTGTCGTGGATGGAGTCCCGTTAACGCCATTTGCTCCAGTAGTGCTTGCTCCGCCCGCAGTATTTCCACCAACACCACCTCCACCTGCGTTTCCTGTCGCATTAGTTCCGCCAGATCCACCATTCCCACCAAAAAGCGATACATGAGCGCCAAATGATGTAATTCCACCTTGGCCCCCAGCTAGTCCATTGGTGCTGTTTGTAGTTATTGACCCGCCAGCAGTTCCGCCTGCACCAATAGTGACCGTCTCGGTTGCGTTTAAAATTGACGCATCAAGAATGCTGTCATAGTACCCCCCAGACCCTCCGCCGCCCCCGCCGCACCTAATTGTTCCAGCAGCCCCTTTTCTTCCAGACGCGCCTCCGCCTCCTCCGCTCCAAAGCTGAACTCGAACTCGCTTTGCCCCGTCTGGCTTTGTCCACGTTGCTGTTCCTACAGTTGGGAAAACCTGAATATTTACAGATGGCATCGTGAGCAACGAAACAGCAGTAACCTGGCCTGCCGCATTCACTGTCAACGAAGGGATCTGCGATGTTGACCCATAGGTCGCAGGAGTAACTCCTGTAGATTTAAGTAAGTCAGGCCCTATCTTTGAAAGTTCTTGTGCCATAGGTTAGTAGGTTCCAAAATTAGTTGAAGGTCCAGTTGCTCCCGTAGCGCCAGTTGCCCCAGTTGCCCCAGTCGCGCCAACTGGACCCCCTGAAGGACCGGTGGGGCCTTCTACACCGCGAACAATCCGCACTGTAATTTTAGTTCCAACTGCCGGATTGCTTGCAAACGTGATCGTCCCACTATTTGCGCTTGAAATTGTATATGCCCCATCAGTCGGGCTAGGATTCATTATTGCCCCATCAATTGTGACAATATAAGATGCTGCATCCGTTCCTAAATACCCGTTGATCGGACTAAATACGTTTGTAGACCCTGTTCCAGTAAACTCGGTGAGTACGCTTACTCCCGCTGAAGCTGTACCTGAAGGTCCAGTAGCTCCGGTCGCCCCCGTTGCACCTGTGTTGCCAGTTACACCTGTAGGTCCAGTAGGACCAACACTTCCAGTCAATCCGGTAGGTCCTTCAATACCAGTGGCTCCGGTTGGCCCTGTAGGTCCAGTTACACCAGTAGCTCCCGTTGCTCCAACGCCAGTAGCTCCTGTTGCACCGGTTGGACCAGTAGCACCAGTGAGGCCGGTTGCCCCCGTTGCTCCTGTTACACCAGTAGGACCAGTAGGCCCAACACTTCCGGTCAAACCAGTAGCACCAGTAGGTCCAGTAGGTCCTTCAGATCCAGTCGCCCCAGTAAGTCCAGTCGGACCAGTTGCCCCAGTCACGCCGGTAGGCCCAGTTGCCCCAGTCAATCCTGTTGCTCCTGTTGCTCCTGTTGTTCCTGTAACACCAGTAGGTCCTACATCACCTGTGGCTCCAGTAGCGCCTGTTACACCGGTAGGTCCAGTTGCTCCAGTCAATCCAGTTGCTCCAGTTGCGCCTGTTGCGCCTGTAGCTCCCGTAGGACCAGTGGCCCCCTGCAATCCAGACGATACAATTGCAAATATTACTGCGTGGTTATTACTGAATTCGCTACTGCCACCAGACGCGATCAATATTACCGTAACAAGTAAGTATGAATTATTTCCAATTACGGGAGTGCCATTAATTTCCCAACGCTGAAAATTGTTGGAATTAGACTGATCCTGAATAAGAAATGTATCCCCATCTTTGTATAATGGGAAAAATGCATCAATATCATTACCATTTGCATCTAAATGCGAAAACGCAATTTGCGTTGCATTAGCTTGGGTCGCATTATTCCAGACAATGTGCCCATTAGATACTGGTGTGCCTGGAGGCATCCCAGTGGTTGACGTATCTG